CACAAGCGCCGCCGATAAGATCATTCAATTCACCGGCGCTGGCACTGCCACCACACAAGACTTCAAGACGCCAGCCACACAAACCCTATCGGGCGGCATAACCATAACGGCAGGCGCGCAGCCGAGCGGCACTACCAACCACGCATATTCGTGGAACCAGATAGGCAACTTTGTGACCTATCAGTTCACCCTGCGCTGGGCAAATGCAGGCACCACGGTAACCAACGTGCTCATCACCAAGCCGAGTGATATGCCTGATCCATACGAGCAGTCGAATCTGACGGGAGCAAGTGCCAATCTGTATCCGACGACGTTGCGCGCCGCAAACGGAACAACGGGAAGCACAACGGCCAACAACGTTGGGTCGTTTCGTCGCAACTCTGGCGATACAGCGTATGAGTTCAACTCACCGATTGGATCAGGCACATACTCGGTGTTCTATCTGTTCGGCAGCTATTTCACGCAATGATGCAGACGCATTACATCCAGCGTGATCAAGCACAGGTCTAAACACACTACTAACCAACCATGGGACTCTACACCAACCGCATCCTGGCGCCGACAAAGGAACTGAGCGCCGATTGGTTCCCCGAAGAGGGAGAGATCTTCCGCGACAGCAGCGGCAACTTCTACTGCGGCGACAACGTCACTGCGTCCAACGCCCTGACGCCTATCAACGGTGGAGCTGGTGGCGGTGCGCCTAGTGGTCTGCCATACACGGTTGATCTGCAAAATCAAACAAGTACTGGCATCTCGTTAGGATATATTCGATTCAACCAGACGCCACCTGAGAACTCTACTGAGATATACATTCATGAGAGCGATACTAATGGTCAAAACTTCGCAAGCACGTTTGATCAATTAGCTGGTGGTGGTATCGTATACATCAGTGTAGAGGATGACTCAAGTGCATATTGTGTCTGGCACGTTACTGGAGCAGCAGATGGTGGTAGTGCGTATGTACTAACAGCCAGCTATGAAGGAGGGGGACTGCCGCCTGATGGGGCCACTGTACGCATATTGATCGTGCCATCGTTGCTGCCTATCAAGATCACCGACCTCACAGAAGGTGATATCCTTACATGGAGCAATGGGCAGTGGATAAACACACAGCCATGACCCCGCTCATTCCATACCTCCTCGCCGCCCTTGGTGCAATCCTGTTCTGGGGCGCGAAGCTCATCGTCCAAGCCCTCCGCGACCTGTCCTCCGAAATGAAGGAGATGAGGGGGGAGCTTTCCGCCCACCGCACCGCCAGCGGTGAGCGGATCAAAGGACTCGAGACCCAAATGGCGGGAATAGCCGACACCGTGAACGACATAGACGACAGGCTGCGACACGTTGAACGCATCACCGACCGCCTCAACATCAACTGATATGGACACCATCTTCGTCATCGCCGCCGTCCTGGCTATCGCCACCTTCGCCCCAGAGATCTTTGAAAAGCTCACCACGCTTTTCAAGTTTACGGTTCAGAAAGTGAAAAGCCTCTGGGACAGTCATGCTTGACTGGTGGGCCTTTCATCAGGACGCTGTGATCCTCACCGCCGTCTGCGCTGTCGTGTGGGCCGTGGTGCATGAACTCGCCAAGGCCGCCATCAAGAAGGCGCTGGGCATCCCATACAAGTGATGCTCAAGACCATCGCATACCGCATCGCCGCCAAGGCAGTTATCCGGGGTGCGGTGTGCATGGGATGCGTGGTGTCCTTCGACGGCATCCCCTTCATCGACCTTCGTGGCAAGCTGCCCATCACGGGCGAGTATCCCATCCGCAGCATGGAGCGCGTCGATGCCGTGGTGGTGCATCATTCGGCCACCCGTGGGCAGACGATTCGCAACATCGCCGAGTTCCACACCGCCACGCGGGGGTGGCCGGCCATCGCCTACCACTTCGCCGTGGGGTGGGATGGTAAAGTGTATCAACTAAACGATGTTGAGCGGCGCACCAACCACGCACAGGGGTTCAACAGCCGCTCGATAGGTGTGTGCCTCATCGGCGACTACGAGGCCCACCCTGTGCCGCCTGAGACGGTCCACAGCCTCATCCATTTGATCGAGGTGCTAAATAGTGAATACGCCCCGCTGCGCATAGTGCTGCACAGCGAGACGAAACAGACGAAGTGCCCCGGGTACTGGGGCCGCGAGGCGGTGGAGCAGATCCGGTAGGCCATGCCGCTCCATCTGAACAGGGGGGACGGCGAGTACAGCGATCAACTGCACAAACGCATAACCTCTGATCATGGGCGTGAAATGCAACAAAGGAATGGCAAGCGAAGTGGTGATGGATTACCTCCGCCGCCACCCGGCGATGCCTCGGCTAACGCTTGCCAAGCTGATCATGAAGGAGCAGCCGGGGCTATACACCAACATCACATCGTGCCGTAGTGCGATCCAGTACTACACAGGTGCGCAGGGTGACAAGTCGCGCACCCATCCTGTCAAGCACGGACTGATGCGCCCCAAGGGTATGGCAGGTGCTGATGCGTGGGAGGCGATGATGCCCGAAAGCTGGAGCGAGCCCATCGTGCCGTTCGTAATGCCGAAGGCCGTGCGCTCGGTGCTGGTGCTTTCGGATATTCACGTACCATTCCACGAGCCATCGGCTCTTGCTGCTGCCATCGAGTACGGCATCAAGGTGCGTCCAGATGCGGTGATGCTCAACGGAGACACGCTGGACTTCTACGGCGTCAGCGACCACGAGAAAGACCCTCGCAAGGTCAAGTGGCACGAGGAGCTTGAGGCGTGCCGAGAGGCGTTAAAGATGATACGGTCGGCCTTCCCCGGCGTGCCCATCTACTTAAAGGAGGGCAACCATGAGTACCGCATGGAGCGGTACCTGATGAAGCACGCGCAGCTGCTGCTTGGCATGGCCGAATTCGAGCTGCCAACGCTGCTGCGCCTTGGCGAGAGCGGCATCGAGTACATCAGAAACAAGCGGCCCGTGTACGCTGGTAGCCTGACCATCGGCCACGGTGACGAGTGGAGGGGTGCCGGTGGCGTGAACCCGGCCCGGTGGCTATCGCTACGGGCTGGCGAAAGCATGGTGATCGGGCACTTCCATCGCACCAGCCAGCATATCGAGAGGACCGTGCGACAGACGGTGCGTGGGTGGTGGAGCACCGGATGCCTGTGTGAGTTACAGCCGCACTATATGCCGTTCAACAACTGGAACCACGGCTTCGCTATCGTGCATCTCAACGAGGACGGCAGCTTCGAGGTGGACAACAAGACCATCATCCAGGGCAAGGTGCGATGAGCGGACCTGAACTAATCAGACTTTACATCCTCTCTGTGAAGGGCGTGGATATAGGCGGCATTGCCGAGCCACAGACCGTCCGCCAATGGGAGCTATACCGCCGGGCCTTGTCGGTGGCGATGTTCTGGTATGCAACGCGATGAGCAGGGAGCGCCCCCGCATAGAGGTCAGCAGCACGCGCCGCGAGGTGACCGTGATCGGAAACCCGACAGCTGAGACGTTGATGCGTGCCATCGTCTTGGCGGTAGAGGAGTACGGCTTGAAGGCGTACACATGGCGCATTACCTTCGCAGATAGGCCCAAGCGGGTGAAGATTCGCGACTATCACATCCCCACCGGGCTGCCGTTCAGCCCACCAGACACGTACGAGGAATGAGAAATCTAAACTTGCGGTTTATATTCCTCATTGCGGCAGTTATGGCGATCTGTGTGGCGTGTAACCCACAGAAGCGCCTCAACAGGCTGCTGATGAGGTACCCGGAGCTGCGCGACACGGTGGTGATACACGATACCGTGGAGGCCGTGGTGGAGTACGTGCGGGCTGATACGGTGTTCCGTGACCGTGGCGACACCGTGACGCTCACCAAGGACCGCGTTCGGGTGCGATACGTGCGGATGCTTGGTGATACGGTCTACCTGTCTGGTGAGTGCTTGCAGGACACCATTCTCGTGCCGTATCGCGTGGAGGTGCCGGTTGTGCAGCCGACCAAGATCATTGAACAAATCCCGTGGTGGTATTGGGTGTTGGTCGGGGGCCTTATCTTGGCAGTCATCCTAACATCCCTTCGCCGATGAACCTCCTCACCTTCGCCCGCCGCACGTCCCCCGTGGCGTTCTACGGCATCCCGTTCGTGTTCCTGTGGGGCACCGCATCGGCCCTGATCGAAGAAGACCTTGGCGCTGCCGCGGCGGTCCTGGGATGGGGCGTGGCCCTCTTCCTCGGCTACCTCCTCGGCACGGCCCTGCACCGCCAAAAGCTCATCGTGTCCAACCTACGCTGGTGGATCACCGCCGTGGCGCACAACGGCGAGCTGGGTCACCTGCCCCACCAGAGCGAACGCGAGGCGGCGCAGTGGGCGGACGACATCATCAACAACCCGATCGACCAATGATAGCAGCACTCATCCTTGCCATCCTGCTGGCATATGTGGAGGCACGCAACGATGCTCAGGATATCATCGACCACAAGCCCATCGATCACCTTGTAGGTTGGGTGACACGGGCCGCGTTCATGGTGTTCGCCGTTGGCGGCCTGTATGGCATGGGTGCCATCACCTCCGGGTGGCAGGTGGTGGCTGCGTTGATAGCCTCTGCCTGTATTTTCAGCGCCTGCTTCCGGTGGAGGCTCAACAAGTGGCGCGGCGTTCGTGCGGTCTATATCTCGCCATCGTCATGGTACGACTGGCAGTTCCTGCGCCTGTTCCTGCCATTCGACAGGACCGAGGCGGTGGAAGCATGGCACATCTACATGGACTCGCGTGACGCACGCAAGGCAGGCATGGTGGCCTACATGACCGAGGGCATGATGGTGCTGTCCTGCTTCGCGTTCTACCGCTGGGTATAATACCCTGAATGAAAAAGGCCCGACGCATCGAACTGACGCGGGCCATCATCAAACGAACCAAAACCCAACACATGATACCGTTCCGAGACTTCTACCCGCTGGTGGAGATGTACGGCCTCCAGCAGGACGCCGAAGGCATCTACCGTGAGATCAAGGACATCGCAGGCTGGCAGACCAAGTGGGCGCAGGCCTACGCCCGGTACAAGGCGCTCGGCTGGGCCGATGACAAGATCGGCCGCATGACGCCGCTCGTCGCCTCTTACGAAGATGTCATCTGGGGAACGTCCGGCCTCGGACCATCCGGCCCCAACATCAGCCGCGCCCCCATCGTCATCGAACGTGGGCAGTTCCAGATCAACGGCTCCATGACCCTGAGCTACAACAGCGTGACTGGCAACGGGCCGGGCAACGTGTTCCCCAACTCCGTGCAGCCGCGTGGTGCTGGCGGGACTGAGTTGGTGATGCGCCCCGACAAGTGGATCGTGGACGATACGTTCACCGCTACCATCGACGTGCTCGGACCACAGGCCAACAAGGTCTACGCTGCGTTCAAGACGACCTCGTGGAGCAACGAGGGCACGGTGGGCGCGTATCAGGAGCTGTGCGGGATCGACCGCATCCACATCCGGGGCAACGCTGACCCCTACTTCGTGCCGGGCCGCCTGATCGTGGGCGTGGCCGCTTGGGATCCGGGGAGCGCCAGCAAGTTCGGCAATATCTATTGCAGCAAGGTGGACGCGGCGTTCCTTGCCACCCGTGGCACGCCCGGCGATGTGCAGAAGGTGACGGTGATGAACGGCACGGTCGCCACGTTCATCTTCTTGGGCAGCACGGACAATATGTGGCACATCGGCGACATCGAGACGGACGATGTGCCGTGCGTGTTCCTCGCCCGCAAGGGCTACGGGCGCGAAAGCGGGGTATCGCTGAAGGTATCGGGCTGCATCAAGGTCGAGACGGGCGTGGCGAGTGAGAGCCGGGGCCCGTGGAACGGCACCATCCTTGGCGACCTGCGGGGGCGCGTGGCCCTCGACTTCGGGCTGCTGGCCTACGCCACGGCTGGCATTAAGACCGAGAGCCTGCTGGTGCTCGACCCGCGCCATGACGACGGCGGCATCCAGCCGCAACTCGTGAAGGGCATCCTGAGCGAGTGGAACAGCACGGCCAATCTGATCCACGAGGTGGGCGGCAACGTGTACGCCACGCCGGGCTTCCCCTTCGATAAGAACGAGGTGTTCTACAAGCGCGACGGCAGCCGCCGCATCGTGCAGATCGACAGGCAGGAGGTGGCCCCGCTGGCTGGCGTCGTAGGCAACCCAAAACGCCTCGGCTTCCAGCGGTGGAACGGCACGGCATGGGCACCGGCCATCAGCCATGCGGCTGGCACACCTGCCTTCAGCTACACAGGCGCCGCCGGCACTCCCACGCCTGCCCCTACTCCCACACCTACGCCTACGCCTACCCCTACGCCTACCCCTACCCCTACCCCTACGCCAACACCCACGCCTACTCCGACCCCCACCCCCACGCCTACGCCCACACCAACTCCCACGCCTCCGCCTTCGGGTACGGCCCTGTTCACGCGCAGCAACGTAGCGGTCAGCAGCAACACCTACTCGGAGGACATCGCCGATGTGGCGGTTGGGCGTGTGGTGCTCACGGGCTTCAAGAACAACACCGCAGCGGGCGGGTATTCGGCCCTTGCTGTATCAGCCGGGCAGGTGAGCCTGAACTACCTCGGTGTGTACCCGGACGGCAACTGGTACGCCAACGGCCAGCGCTGCACGGTGACAACGGCTAGCGGCGTCACCACCATTGTGCTACCTTCGCCGATGACCGTGAGCAGGCTTGGCACATGGGCGGGGCAAGGTGGTGCCCTCCGCTACACGGCCACCAAACTTGAACTGTTCGCATCATGAAGACCCGCATCATTGGTGCCGTCCTTATGGCCGCCACATTCGTGCTGCTGGCGATGGGCTGCGCACAGCACAGCTACCCCGTCACCGGGGCGGCCGCCAAGGGGCAGAAGGCACAGCAGCAACGACTTCAAAGCCAATTCCCATGAAGCTCATCGGACCCGTTGCGCCCCCTGGTGTGCGCCACGTCGTGAAGCTGAAGGACGGCACCGAGGCCGTGGCGTTGATGACGATGGGACGCGAAGATGTGCCGGATGGGACGTGGGTCGATGCCGATGGCCCCGTTGAGGCTGCCGAGATCATCGGCCCGTACCTCCGCCAAGTGATACGTGTGGAGCCGCGCTAGTTGTGTGGCGTGGCTCAGGGGTGCCCCCGGTCTGTCATGGGCCGGGGGTTCCTGTTGAACGGCAAAGCCCCGCCGAAGCGGGGCCGCAATGCCGGGTCTTCGTAACAGTCACGGTTGCCGAACGCCTGCGGGCCGCGAGCTGCCAATCCCCTCGGCAGATGTTATGTTAATTGCGTATAGCAGCTAGTTAGAACGGCGCATCGTCTGTTCCTGTCCTCACGGCCCGCATCGAAGGCAGTGCCAGGACGCCACCGATGCGGCTATACGGCGGCTCGATCGTGGTGCTTGCCACGCCCACGGCCCCGTCCCTGTTCTTGGCGATGTTCACCTCCAACGTGTCCGACGCTGGTGGCTGCGGCTGGTAGTACCCCTCCCGATACAGCAGCCCCACCACGGCGGCATCCTGCTCGATCTCCCCGCTGCTTCTCAGGTCGGCCATGTTCGGGCGCTTGTCGGCCCGCGTCTCGACCCCCCTGTTGAGCTGCGCCATCACAAGGGCAGGCAGGCCGGTGTTCTTGGCGGCCTCCGTCAGCCCGTTCATGCACTGCGACACGCGGGCAAAGTCATCACGGTCGCTGCGCTTGTCGCCCGTCTTCATCTTGTGGAGGTGGTCCACGGCGAAGGCCACGAGCCCGCCCTTCTTCAGCTCACGCTCCGTGCGTATGCGGACCTGCTCAGGCGTCACGCCCCCGGTCGGATCGACCACAAGGCGGGCGAGTCGGTCTGCGATGCGGTGCCCGTGCTCAACCACCAGCGCCATCTCCTGTTCGGTCATGCTGCCCCGCAGGATGGTGGAGTACGGCACGCCTGCCTCGCGTGCCACGATGCGGGCGGTGATCTGGCGCTTGGTCATCTCCGGGCTGAAGAGCAGCACCCGCCCGACCTGCGTCAGGTGCCAGCACACCTCAAGGGCGAAGATGGACTTGCCGATGCCGGGGCGGCCTGCGAACACATGGGGCAGGCCGCATTGCAGGACGGCCATCCTGTCCAGCTCTGGGATGCCGAACGTGTAGTACTTGGCCGGGCTGCCATCCGTCAGGCCGATCAGCTCATCGGCGGCGGTGCCCATCGTGGACGGCAGGGCCATCCCGTAGAGGTCCGTTAGGGCCGTGCTCGCCCGGTCGAGCGCCTCGAAGGCGTCGGTGCGGGGATCGTACAGGCGCGTCGTGAGGTCGCTGCCCAGGCCGATCAGCTTGCGGGCGATGTGCAGTTCGAGCAGGATGCGGCAGTGGTACTCCACATTGGCGGTGGATGCGACCTTGGCGACCAAGGTGCTGAGGTAGTGGGGCGTGAGCGTGTCGGTCAGCCATGCCCGTTCCCGTAGCCCGTGGATGACGGTGATGAGGTCAATGGGCTTGCCGGCGCTGAACAGGTCGAGGCCCACGGTGTAGAGGCGGCGGTGGTCGTCGAGGTGGAACACGTCCGGCGTGGTGAGGATGTCGGGCACCAGGAGCCACGGAGAGCGGTCGATCAGCAGGGCGCCCAGCACGGCCTGCTCGACTTCGGGGGCGGATGGGATGGGCTGCGTGTTCATAGTGTGCCCCATTGCTGGGCCATCGCATCGGCGATGCCTTGGAATGTTTTGCTCGCTTCCTTCCAGTTTTTGGCTACCCCTTGATGGCTTCGATGCCCGCGCCTTGCACCTCCCGTGTTCGACCTGACCAACGGCACCCATGCGGCACACGGCGCCGTAGCCATCAGAGGAGGTAGGTTTTTCAGCCACAGACACGTCGCCTTAGAGTATGGGTCGCCAAACCAGTGCGGCTGTATTGTTTGGTCAGGAGTACGCCATAGCGTGTTCAGTTGCCCGCGCGGGTTCTCGATGGCAATCTTTTCGATCGGGGCGTTCCATAGCGTCAGAACAAACTCCGCAGCCTGCGCCGCCAACTGATCCCTGCCGGGCTCCTTCCACCACCTCGCGCCAGCCTTACTCAGGTATGTGCATGGCGGATGCCCGATCATCAGATCCCATCCATCGCCCAAGATGTCACGCACGTCGCCTTGGTAATGCGGCCCCGGCCTATCGGTGGGCAGCAGGTCGCAGCTCACGGCGTTGTGTCCAAGGGCTCGGAACGCATCGCGCACCGTGCCGGAACTCTCACAGGCCACCAGCACTTTCATGCCCTCGCGTTTTTGCGGCCCTTGCGTTTAATGTCGAGCCCGCATCGGCTAACATGACCGTCCTCACGGCAGTCGTAGATGGCGGCAGGGTCGATCGGGTGGCCCATGCTGTCGTGCGTCATGCCCGTGGCGATCAGGTCGCTGCCGAAGCGTTGGCGGGTGGTCATTGTGCAGGGGATTGTATTTGATTGTATTGCCTGACGCGCTCAACGAACTCGGCGTGTGCGGCCCATAGCTCTTCGGGTTGCTGCCAAAACACCTGTGGCTTGTCCATGCCATCAACGAACAGAACGACCTTGGCGCAATCGATGTTCCATCCCATCTCCACGAGCGCGCCAAAGTAAGCGCCAAGCTGAAGCCGATAGTCTGCCAAGTATTTCTTCCGTTTCCACTTGTTGCTTCCCTTCCAGTCGACCAGGATGTTCCGATCATTCATCCGAAGCACCGCATCAAATCGCCCGCAGTACCCGTGTACATCACTATGGACGTTCATCTCGTGAGCGGCAAACTGATAGCCATCAAGGTATTTGGATATACGGCCATCGTCGCACGGCCCCCCATTCTTGATGCTCAGAACGTTAGCGTCAATCCGGTTGCCTCGCTCAATTGCTGCCTGCCGGATGCGCTCGGCCTCTTCTTCGCCAACGCGCAACTTCCACGCGTTTAGCGCGGCTCTTTTTTCCGGCGGCATTGTGGCGTCAAGGATGCGTGTAACGCTTGGGTATTTCATTGCGCCTGCTTTGCTTTCGCCTTCTTTGCCGCCTTCATTTGCTTGAACTGCTGGTACGCATCGCTCTTTGGCTGAGTCTGACCAAGCCCCTTGCACCAATAGTCATTTCGCAGAAGCACCTTGCACATCCGCCTCCATGATGGCGCCCAACACTTTGCCTCTAGTTCGGGTGGGGCTTCCTCTGGTATTGACGTATAGCCCCTGCTATGCCATCCGTAAATGAACTTCTTGAACCTGTATACGTAGTGGTCTCGAGTCTTCTGCGGCATAGTCTGCAATAGCAGGTTGCAGAAGCTCTTCCATGTGTGTCCAACCGGAAGAGTGATCTTGTGGTACCCCATGACGTTGCCGTTCTCCTCGACATAGAGCGCGCCACTATTTGCGCCGTTCACGCGCGCCACAAGTTTGAACCATGTCTGAGGCTCAAGTATGTGGTACAGCCAGAGGCCGCGCCGCTGGTCATCTCCGAACGGCTGGCATAGGCGTTGGCTAGACAAAGGAACGCCAGCTTGTTGCATCCTGTCATAGATGGCATTGTGCGGCCTGTCATGATGCTTAGAGTGATAACGCCAAATGTCTTCTGTGAGCCAATCGTATATCGGGTACACGTTGTACACGTCATCCACGATCTTCGTTGTCCATCGCCATCCGTTCAGTGTCATGTTGCGCTTTTCCCATGTGGCGATGGCGCAATAGCGGTGAAGGCTTTCCTGGGCTCGGATGCCGATAAACCCTGCCGTCCTTTTGCCTTGCCCGTACCATTGCCCGAACAGCACGATGAACTCCTCGAATTCCATGCCCGGCAACGCGAATGGATAGTCATCAACACCCTTGCATCCTTCGGGCTTTTGTCGGATCCATACATCGCGCTTTTCCTCATCCCAGCACGTCCACCGTGGCTCGTAATTGGTGACAGCATTGCGCAGGAGCATTGGAATACAGATCCAGTGCTGCTCAATGTGGTCCGCATACATGGCGAACATCTCAGCTACGTGCTTCTCTGTCTCCGTGTATTGCGCCTCGAAGTCAATATACATGACGCCGACTTTGACGCCGCGCTTGATTGCTTCGTCCATCACAAGGTGAAACATGACGGAACTATCCTTGCCGCCGCTGAACGCAAGATAGACGCGCTCAACACTGTCGAACGTCTTTCTGATGCGCTCGCGAGATGCCGTTAGCACATCGCCATCTTGGTACACCTTGCCCATTAGTAAATCTGGGATTGACGTTCGCCGCTGTATGCCTCCTCCATCGTAAGGGCTTCGCGGCCGTTGGCCTCCATCCACTTGTTCAGGTATTCAAGGGCCTTTGCATCGGCCGCGTGCTGCTGTTCTTGCGCGAGCATTGAAAAGCCGCCACGGAACTCGGCTGGCACCCCTGTTGCGTAGCACATCGCAGCTTGTCCTAGCCATGCAATTCGGTTCATGGCTTTGTTCGTCAGGTAGTGCTCGCACGAATGCTTCCATTCGGTGATAACGCCTTTAAGGGCAGCGTCAAATCGCGGAATGTCTGCAAGGAAGTCCCTATAAGCCTCAAGGCATTGTTGTTTCGTCATACCTTCAAATGACGTGGAATAGAACCCAGCCTTGTGGCACTCCCACTTGTCATAGGTGTGGAAGATGCGCCCCTCGTCAGAAGTGTTGACCGTTCGGAATTCACTGGTCTCATCACCGTATTCATCGATGTTGTCCGTTAGCTCCGTGAAGTCGGCTTCGCTAACGGCACCTTCAACATCCCAAGATCGGCTGAACTGTTGGTCACTGAATAGTTCCGCAAGGCCGGTAATCTGGCATAGGCGCAGCACCTCGTCTTTGTCCATGCCAAGCTCACGGCAAATGCGCTCGTCCGTCCAGTTCCTGCGCTTCAGCTCCACCACGATGTCGGACATCGAATTTACGGCGTGCTTGCCCCTGGCCCTGTTGTGCCGGATTGTTGCAGCCATGCGGTCGTTCTTGTCGCTGCGGTCGCTTTTGATGATGACAGTAGGCAGGTATCCCTTGATGCGCTTGGACACGTCCGGGCTTTCCTTCCCAACGCGATGACGGTGAAAGCCATCAATAACTTCGATCACATTGTCGTGCGGCCACGTTACGATGGGTTGCGTGTATCCGTCTTGGTTGATAGAATGCTCCAGCAGCTTCATTTCCGGAGGTGCCACGCTGTTGGGGTTGTATTCGTTGGCGACAACAGCTTTGGACGGAACCCACTTTACAAAGTCTACGGGTTCGTCTTTGAATGGGCTGAACCTGTGGATGAGTTCGCGCATGGCGTTGATTTCATTCACCATCGCGTCTATGCCATCGGCCGACACGGCCTCAAGCCGCGTTTGTATGGCTTTCATCACAGGGTTTGCGGCCGCTGTATCAATCGCATCGAAAATAGAAACTTGGCTTCCCATGTGTTCGTGTGTGTTTAGGGGGTTACTTGATCTTGTTGGGGTAGCACTCGCGCAGGACATCGAGCACTTCGTCGAGGCTCCGGCACACATCCACGCGCCATCCGTTCTTGCGCAGGCTGTCGTGCCATGCCTTCTGTTCAGGCGACACGCGGCCAGCCTTGCCGTTCTTGAGTTCGATGGCGAGGCCGCAATGATAGCTGTGCCATGCCTTGTGTATCGGCGCATCGAACACCAGCACATCGGGCACGCCGCGCTTGACCCCTTGAGCCTTCAGCTTAGCACCGACGATGGCGTTGCGCTGCCCGCCGTTGGGGACGTGGCACCAGCACAGGCCCGCCGCGTCCAGCACGCGAGCAACGGCCATCTGTAAGCGTTCCTCGCTCATCGCTTCGTGTCTTGTTTGGGGTACATCGTGCTCACGCGGTACATCCTGCACCACTCCAGGTATCCGGGGCGCTCCTTCGGCGTGACAGTGCTCTTGATCTTCAAGCGTTTCATCGGTTCAGGTATTGGTTCGCACAGCTCGTGCAGGTGTCGATCGTCTCGTCGTAGATGGCATTGCCGAACTCTTCATCGTCCATCAGCGGCCACACCCTGACCACCTTCGGGTTCTTGACCGCGTTGCACATCTTGGAGCCAGCCCAGTGTCGCTTCTGCTTGCGCTTCTGCCGCATCTGCTCACGCGACAGCACAGGCTCCGGTACCTTGATGCGCCTGCGGAACTCCATCATCTCCATCATCGCACGCAATCTAGTTTCTATCTCAACAAGGCTGCCAGCATCCACATCAACACGACCTCCCACCAGCTTGATGAGCGCTCCAAGGCTGTACTCGCGCAGGTATGCGGGGCTGCCCTGCTCCGGCATCCAATGGTCTGCACGTGGCTCATCGAAGGGGAACTCGCGCGTATTCACTTCTGATTTCGTGTATCGTTTACTTCCTGCCAGATGTGGTCAAGGTCGAGGCCGTCGCTGTGCTTGCAAGGGCGGTCGTCAAGGATGGCGATGATTCGCCCGATGTCCCTTCGCGTGATGGGGCCGCGCTCCAGCACAGAGATCACGTAGGCAATCTGTCGGTCGGTGGCAAGTTCGTCCTTCACCGCACGGCTGGTGTTGTTGCGGTCCACTTCCTCTCGTCGCGCAGCATGGCGATCCGCATCTGGAGGCTGCTCAGGACGTTCTGAACGCCCTGCGCGGTCTGCTTCCAGCGGATATACTCACACTCCGCCTCCACCTCCGCCATGCGTAGGCCCTGGTACTCGTCGCTGCCCTCCACGGTGGCCTGTGCCTTGGCGTTGCTGCATCCGTTGGCTTGCAAGGCGATGACCTGCTTTGCCATGTGGGCTTTGCGGTTGCCCTCGGCATTGGCGAAGGCGCGGTAGGCATCGGCCACGGCCTGACTGAGCCAGTAGGACATGACGGCGATGCGGCCGTGCAGCTCGGAGGTCTGGTCGGGGGACAGGTCCGTGCGGCCTGCCTCCTTCACAGCTTGGTCAAGTAGTGCGCCCTTGGTGCTCATGGGTGGGTGCCTCGCGCCTTACGGGGCGGTCGGCGTTGGTAATCAGAACGGTGCGTTGTCGTTCTCGGGGAACGCACTCTTGGGCTGCGTAGCCGGAGCCGCAGGAGCATCGCCCTTGTCCTTGTGCCGCACGAAGTCGGCAGGAATCTGCGGGATGGTCGCGCCCTTCGGCGGCGTCATCGCCCCCATCACGTTAGCCCACCGCTTGCCCGCCACATCCGTGCTGTGCGTGATGGTCAGGTACGCGCCCCGCCCGATCAGCTTGTCCGCGTCGAACGTCGCCAAGTCGCTGTCCTTCAGGCTCGGGATCCACGCCTTCAGGAACTTGCGCAGGTTGCTCGGATAGTCCGGCGTGCCCAGCGATGCAGTGGCCCAGAACGAGGCGTAGCGCGGCTTGAGCTGGCCGTCGATCTCGATAGCCTCGTCGGTCAGGAACGACACGCAGATGGAGGTGATGGTCTCGCGGCTGTCCACCTTGCCGTTGTTGCCAACGGTGCCCTTGTACTTGTTCGGCTTGACCTTCGTAAACACGTCGGCGCATACGGCCATGTATTGCCCCTCCGGGTGGGGCGCGAAATCCTTGCTGCCGGAACTACCAGATGTCAGTACGGTACTCATGCTCTTACTTGGTGTTTATGCCTTGCGGCTGGTTATTTGTTCTCAAGGTACTCAGCCTCACGTGCGTTCTGAACGTCGGCTGTGGTGTCCTCTTCCATGCGTGGGGTGAGGCCATCCTTGTACGCCTCCTTGGACCGCTCGACGTCCTCCACGTAGGAGCTGATCAGGAACGCCACCTTGCGCAGGTCGTCCAGGCTGACCGTGTGCAGGTGGATGGAGGCGCCATCACGGTAGACGGCGATGCAATGGCCCATGTCCTCGGTGCTGTAGTCAGACACGCTGATGTGGTACGGCCCGCTGAAGGGGTTGTCGAACTTAATGGGGCGGAACTGAATGGATTGCGACTTCATGTGTGTGGGGTTTAGTTGTTCAGTCTCTGTCGCGGTAGTCTTCCCAGTGGTCATCGCGGTAGCAGTCCCTGCATTGATCCATCCCTTCGTTCTCAACTTCACGCCCGCAGGTGCTGCACTCGCCGTTGTTGTCTGGCTGGTCGATGGGCTGTTCGGTGATGCGTGGGCCTTTCATGTGGGTTAGCCTTTATGAGTTTGCGCCTCAGCGAGCAGCCTCCACGCCCATGCGGACAGCGGTGCGCTGGTTGAGTTCGTCGTTGGTGATGAAGATGCCGGTGTCGGGGCTGGTGTATGACTTCACGTACACGCCAGCCTTGGTGATGCGGCTGACGTAGCCTCCGGTGAAGCCGTGCAGCCTGGCGAACTTGATGGCGATGGGGCCGTTGCTGATCCGGGCTTCGTCGTTGAAGGACAGGAGGCTGATGTGCTGATTGAGTTTCATGAGTGCGGGGTTGTTTCGTTGTTTGATGGGCCAAAGATATACAGCGGCTGTATACCGTCAAGAAATTTGTGACGGAACGTTAGCCGCCTTTCGTGCCGTGCGCTTGGCGTGCCGCGACAGGATGTGCAGGATGTAGGGGGTCAGGTGCTTCATGCCGTCCTGTGCGGCTTGCTGCTTGAGCTCCTCGCGCAGCCTTACAGGCATACGCAGGAGGATCTTGGTGTCTTGGTCTTGCATGGGGCAAATATACACCGAGATGTATACGCCCGACACGGGGGTCGAAAAATATTTTTGAGCCGATGGGGTGATGTAGTATGTATACTTGCGCCCATGAAGACACTACTGACCACCGTAGCCCTTGTGGGCGCCATGACCAGCAGCGCACAGGCGCTGGATACGATCACATCGGCACCGACGCCGGACCTGCACCTTGCCGGGCAGCACCTGGAGAAGGCTGGAAAGCAGCGCAACGAAGCCCTTGTGATAGGGCTTGCCTCTGCGGCCTTTGCAGGGGTGCTGCTGGCGGCTGACAGCGAGAACACCGGACCTGCCACGGCTATGTTCGCCGTAGGCTTGTGCGTGAATGTGGGACTCAACATCGGCGCCTCGCAGAACGAACGAAAGGCGGGCAGGGTGTTGCAAGGGAGGCAACCGTGACCTACCTTTGCCCGTCTAACAACTGCCGGGAGACCGGCCACGGGTCGCAGCCGTGATGAAACAGACCAACAAACCGCCCCAAAGGGAACGCGCCGCTGCGACCGGCGTCAGTACCTGCGGGGCGTTTCCTTTTAAGCACATGGCAAAGTGGAAGACGTTTGCAACACCGCCGAAGCACGGCGATAGGGTGACGGTTGTCTTTTACTGTCCTGATGTCCAGGACTATAACATGATCATAATGGTCTGGCATGGGTGGAACGTAGATCAAATGGAGGCCGATCACTACGGCCCAAGTACATACCCTGTGATGTGGAAGGAAGCTCCAGAATACCCTGAACTTCCAGTCCATGAATAAGGCAGGCGAAGAGGGGTTCGTCCGCTTGTTCCGGTCAATCAAGTCGTGGGGTTGGTACACTGATGTGCCAACCTCCCACCTGTTCATGCACCTGCTGGTGTCCGTGAATTGGCAGCCGGGCACGTTCTTGGGAATGGATGTTCAGGCTGGCAGCCTTGTGACCTCTCACGCCAAACTTGCGCAGGACACGGGTTTGACGATGAAACAGGTGAGAAGGGCGCTGAACAACCTCCAAAAGACCGGAGAAATATGCGTGAGCAGGGCAGGGTTAGGGCAGCTTGTAACCCTTGCCAAATGGGGCTTCTATCAATTCGAGGCGTCCACCGGGGCAGGGTTAGGGGCAGAACCAGGGCAGAATCAGGGCAGAAGCAGGGCAGAAGAAGGGCAACTATATAAGAATATAAGAAGAGAAGAAGGGAAAAAGGAAAGAAGGGTTGCGACCGCGAAGGCGACCATCGAGGAGCGCCGAGAAGCGTTCAAGTCGAAATGCAAGGCAGTGATAGAGTCGGAGCCCGATCGCCTTCATGCAGACCTTCGCAAGGCATTCTTCAACTACTGGACCGAGTCTGACGAAAATGGGATTATGCGCTTCGAGGCTCAAAAGCACTTCGAGATACCACTGCGCATGGACACCTGGCAGCGCAACGCCAAGGCCAAGGGCGAGATACCCAAGGAGCCGGGCGTCTGGAACCCACGCGCCTAATTATCCACCACCGGCACCAAACCAGACCGCCGTGCATACATTCGCCCCGATGAACGTCACGTGGATCACCCAGCGCTGGACAAGCGGCGACGAGGCCCGTGACGCCGAGCTGGCCCACTGCCGCGATTTCAACCGCATGATGTTCGGCACAGGCTACGTCGCCATCGGCTACCACGACGAGCGCACCACGTGGGGTGACCTCATGCAGCGCAGCAGCACAGGCATCAACATCATCGCCAACAGCGACATCTACACCAGCAGCCACGCCGTCAGCGCCATCACCGGCTTCTACTCCAAGCCTGCGAACGCCAACGTCTGCATGGCTCTGAGCCGCTGGGACGTCGGACCCGATGGCGTAACGGCCAAGCTCTACGACCACCGCGATAGCCAGGACGCATGGGTGTACCTTGGCAAGCCGCCCAAGGCGCTGATCGAGGCGGCGCTCCATGTGCCGATGGGCATCCCCGGCTGCGACAACAGGCTGTGCAGGCTGTTCGCCGATCACGGCTACACGGTCATCAACCCCAGCCGCACGGTGCGGATGTTTCACCTGCACAACAGCGGCTACCGCACCTACGGCAAAGGTCGTGGCGGAGCGAAGGCCGAGCTCGTCCTACCACCATACCTTTTCGTCAAAACAACTGCCCTGACATGAAGGTGCTGCTGCCGATCATCTGGCACCCGCTCACCGAGTGCATAGCCCGAGCCTTCGAGGAGGAGGGGCACACGGTTCGCGTGGTGGACTGGCGCAAGTACCAAAAGGAGAGTCATCGCCACAAGGTCGAGCCGTTCGTTATCCGCGAGGCGATGGAGTTCAGGCCGGACCTCGCCTTTTGCCAGTTCCAGGCGCCCGGATATATCACCGCAGCCCTGCCCAAGGCGCTCCGATCCATCGGCTGCTTCAGCATCAACTGGACCGGCGATGTGCGTTCACCGCTGCCCGACTGGTACATGGATCTCGCCCCGCACTTCAGCGTCACCAGCTTCACCAACTGGACCGACGTGGAGGAGGTGCGGGCCGCTGGGCACCGCAGCGAGTTCCTGCAAATCGGCTACGATGAGCGCGTGTTCAACACCGATGGCGCCGGTGAGCGCAGCGGGGTGGTGTTCCTTGGCAACAACTACGGCGGCTACAAGTACGCCGAGAGCGAGAGCCGCCGGACGATGGTGCAAGCCCTTGCTGATGCCTTCCCAGACGACTTCGCCGTTTACGGCATGAGCTGGGAGGGGGTGGTGCCCGCCAAGAACTGCGGGGGCTATCTGCACGAGCAGTGGAGCGCCAACGTGCTGCGCTCTGCGCTCGTGGCCGTAGGCTGGGACCACTTTCACCGCCCCGGCTTCGCCTCCGATCGTCTCCTGCGTGCCACGGCCTGCGGGTGTGCCGTGGTAAACCAGCATTACGACGGCATCGAGCAGGAGCACCCGTGGGTGCGCAGCGCACACAGCGTGGATGGCATGGTCAGCGCGGTGCAGACGCTGCTGCTGGACCGCGAAGCAGCGGTCAACGAAGGCAAGATGAACGCCATGAACACGCTGAAGCAGCACCGCTGGAACGAGCGGGTGAAGCAAATTACCGCCTTTATGCCATGAAGGACTACAGTCAGAACGGAGAGCAGGCACATATCCTGCACTATCTCGACACCATCGGCCTCACCACAGGCCACCTGGTAGACCTTGGCGCAGGTGATGGCTACACGATGAGCAACAGCCGCGCCCTGCTCGATCGTGGCTGGACGGGCGACCTGTATGACGGAGACCCGAAGGGCTCACAGGACGTGCGCAAGGCATGGATCGACCGTGACACGGTGCGTGGCCTGATGCCTACGCAGGTTGTGGACTTCCTGAATCTCGACATCGACGGCAACGACTTCCACATCCTCAAGGAGATCTTCGAGCACGGCGTCAGGCCCGCCCTGATCGTCTGTGAGATCAACCCCATCTTTGAACGGTACGCACCTGTCACGATGCCGTACAACGCATCCCACCAGTGGGACGGCACCGACTACTACGGCATGAGCCTCTGCGCTGCCGAGCGCCTTGGTGACCGATACGGCTACACGCTGGCATACCTGCACGCTGGCATCAACGCCTTCCTCCTGCGCAACGACCACGCCAAGGCGCACCCTGAGCTTGTGCGTGCCATCGATTACCGCATCAAGCAGGACCACCGCCGCGACCCACACGACCGCCCATGGACCACCTTGCGCTGACAGATTACGCCATGCCGCCGGGCGCACCGCGCCTGATGCCGTACCAGACCTACCCGTTCAACGGTGACGGGTACCTTGCCGCCAAGGTGCTGGAGCTAAAGGCGCGCCACGGCCTGACCCGCGCCTTCGAGACCGGCACCTGCCTAGGCTCCACGACCTTGTGGCTGGCAGAGACCTTCGACAAGGTGTGGACGTGCGAGATCAGCAGGGACTTCTACGAGCTGGCCTGCCAGCGGTTCAGCATGGCCCAGAAGCCCGAGGCCGTTGCCGATGCCACAGACCGCTACTGGCAGAACATCACCGCCCGCCTTCGTGACAGCGCGAGGGCCGCATGGAACGATGCCGGCCGTGCCGACTTCATCTTCCTTGATGCCCATTGGGGCGATGTGTGCCCATTGGAGGCCGAGCTTGACGCCATCGCATCGCCTGAGCACAACGAACTCTCCAAGAAGCCGGTCATCATGATCCACGACTGGCGGGTGCCGGGTCGCACCGACCTTGGCTACGACCACTTCCCCGATGGCGAGCCGTTCAACACCGACCGCATCCGCCCCCGCCTCGATGCCATCTACGGTGCAGGTGGCTACACCGTCAGCTACAATGACAAGGCAGAGGGGGCTATGCGCGGCGTGCTGATAGCAGAGCCTGCCTGACATCATCGGACACATGGCCCAGCACCCCATCGGCATCGGAGGACCGCACACCGGGTCGGTGCGCCCATGTCCGATACGGCCACAGGTTGTCGTCGGTCTTGACGTCCGTCAGGCACACGCCATCCACATCCACGAAGGTGGGCTTGAACCCATGTGCCAGGATGCGCACATGGCTGTCGGTGTCGAGCCCCTTGTTCTTGTCGTCGGTCCACAGCGGCCCGATGGCCTCTGCCGCCCTGCGCGACAGCATGCGCCCAGCACCGAACATCAGCCATCCACGGCGCGGCTCGTGCCTGAGCACACACGCCTGCCCCGTCGCCACGTCGAACAGGCCGCACGACATGGGGAACACGTAGTTTGCACCGGCAGCGATGGCCGCGGTGGCCGCCTCAACATAGGCCGGGCTCACGAAGTCATCCGACGGGCATACCATCATCGCCTGCCAGTCTGCCTGCATCGCCAGCGCCAACGCCGCGTTGTGCTTGCGACCGAGGGGCAGGTTCTCGCAGGCGATAGACGATCCATGCCGGGCCGCTATATTTGCGTTGTCCTCATCGCCGATGGTGCAGGCCGCATGGACGCTACCGAACTGAACAGTGTGACCGTACCACAGCGATGAGAGCCACGAACGCTTGTGCAGGCAGGTGACAAACGCGATGTCCATAGCGTCAAAGGTAACGCCCGAGCAGCGTGCGCAGATCGAGGGCATCCTCGCCCGCGTGGGCTACACGCCTAAACTGAGCGTGACGTGGGGCACCGACCACGATGGCGAGAAGGACTGGCCCAAGGCCACACGCATGGCCCGTGAACTCGCCGCCTACAAGCCCACCTCCTCCTGCCTCGCCTGTCACTTCCGCGTCCTCAACATCCTGCGCGAGGCCATCGACCTGCCGCCCATCGGAGGGGAGGCCTCCGAGAGCCTACGCACCAGACGGTTGAACATCTGCCGTGGGGTGGCCGGCGATGGCTCCGACGCCTGCCCGGCATACCGCAGCGCCACCGATAGTTGTGGTCGCCTCCTGGTGGACGCCTTCACCCCCGAGGTGGTCGTCATGGAGGATGGACGACGCATCGACCCGTGCGGTTGCTGCGTTGGCGTCAAGGCGTCGTTCAAGTTCTTCACCTGCCCCGCCAACAAGTGGCCCCGCCGATGATAGACGTGCTACTGACCCTACCAGACGGCAAGACGCCGGGCCACAGGCGCCAGATGGGCACCGCCCAGAACCCGATGCTCCGCGCTATCGAGGCAGCCTTCGCCAGCGGGTGCCGCATCTACCCGGCCCCGACCAACCGCAACATCCCCCCGGAGTGGGAGCGGTTCATCATAGGGCAGGAGCAGCCGACGCAGGACAGCGCACCAGCAGAGGCACCTGCACCACAACAGGCCCGCAAGCGTGGCCGACCCAAGAAGATCAAGCCATGACACGCACGCCTCGCTTCTGCGCCGTCATGGACCGTGCAGAAGAGATAGCCATCACCGAGCAGGCCTACGAGGTAGCCCACCTTATCACCGCCGAAGGACATGACCGCGCCGCGATCGAGAGGCGCATGACACCAAGAGACCTGAGGCGATACGATGCCATCATCTACCGAGCATGGCTTGAGCTATCGCTCAAGAGCCGTGTCATCGGGCGACTCCTTGACGACAACACCTGAGCCATGCCAGCGATAAAGTGCCCGAACGGCAAGTGGAAGTGGGGCGAGAACGGCCCCTGCTCGTTCCCTTCAAAGGAGGCTGCCGAGCGCTTCGGCCACTGGTACGAACAGCAGAAGAAGGTCAGGGCCGCACAGACCTACACACCTACCGATGGCATGGTGACCGAGGCCAAGCGCGGTCTGGCATGGGTGGAAGAATACGGCAGGGGTGGTACCAACATCGGTCGTGGCCGTGCTACCGACATCGTGAACAGGCGCGGCATGAGCCTCGATACCGTGAAGCGGATGAAGGCGTACTTCGACCGGCACGAGGTCGACAAGCAGGGCAAGGGATGGTCACCCGGCGAGGATGGATACCCGAGCAATGGCCGCATCGCATGGGCGCTCTGGGGTGGTGACCCAGGATGGTCATGGGCCAAAGCAATAGTCAAGCGCAATGAGTGACCGAAAAGAACGGACGACATCGGGCCGCTTTGGCCCCGGTAACAGAGGGCGTCCTGCTGGAACGCCAAACAAGTCCACCATGGCCGCAAAGACCGCCTTCCAGATGGCGTTCGACAAGCTGGGCGGATGGGAGCGCCTTGCCCAGTGGGCCGCGTCGGACAACGACAACCTGCTCGAGTTTTACAAGCTCTACTCGAAGCTCATCCCGCAGGATGTCACCAGCGGTGGCAACGCCCTGCCCGCTGTGACCATCAACGTGCCACCCATCGATGGCGGACCTCAGCCCTAAGCAAGGTCTGGCGTGGCGATACCTTGAGGATAGCACGCACAGCGAGGTGCTGTATGGCGGTGCTGCTGGCGGCGGGAAGTCGTGGCTCGGTGCGCTGTGGCTCTTCACCAACGCGCTCCGATACCAAGGGTCGCGGTGGCTGATGGGAAGGGCCGTAGCCAAGACGCTGAAGGAGACCACGCTCAACTCCTTTTTCGATGTCTGCGCACAGCATGGCTACCGCGCCGGTGACCACTACACCTACAACGCACAGACGGGTCAGATCACCATCGGGGCATCCACCATCATCCTCAAGGACTTGTTCGCCTACCCGAGCGACCCCAACTTCGATGACCTCGGCAGCTTGGAGATCACCGGCGCCTTCATCGATGAGGCCAACCAGGTGTCCGCCAAGGCCAAGGCCATCGTGGGCAGCCGCATCCGCTACAAGCTGGACGAGTTCGGCCTCACGCCCAAGCTTCTCCTCACCTGCAACCCGGCACGCAACTGGGTCTACACCGACTTCTATGACCCGTGGCGCAAGGGTGCTCTCGCGCCACATAGAGCGTTCGTGCCGGCCCTTGTGACGGACAACAGCCACATCAGCCCGCACTACATCGACAACCTCAAGCGCCTCACCGGCCCCGACCGTGAGCGCCTGCTCCTCGGCAACTGGGACTACGACCACGACCCTGCCGCGCTGATGGCCCCCGACGCCATCATGGACATCTTCACGGCCGATCAGGTTCCCGAAGGCAAGATGGCCATCACCGCGGACATCGCACGCTACGGCAGCGACCGCACGGTCATCATGCTGTGGTCAGGGCTGCGGGTGGTCCACGTCATAGTGATGAACCGCAACGCCATCACGGAGGCGGCAGCGGCCATCAAGCAGCTTGCCGAGCAGGAGGGCGTGCCGCGGTCACGCATCGTGGTGGACGACGACGGCATCGGCGGTGGCGTGGTGGACCTGCTGCCGGGCTGCGTCGCCTTCAAAGGGGGCGGCAAGGTCATCGGCAAGGGCGAGTACCAGAACCTCAAGGCCCAATGTTCCTACGAGCTGGCGGCGCACGTCAACGATGGGCTGGTGGCGTGGGAACCTGACAGCTACCACGAGGAGGTCAGCACCGAGCTGCGTTGGGTCAAGCGCGACAAGGTGGACAGCGACGGCAAGCTGCGCATCCTGGGCAAGGACAAGGTGAAGGAAGGGCTGGGTCGATCACCCGACTTCGCCGATGCCATGATGATGCGGATGGTGCTGGAGCTGCGCGGTGATCCGGTGGGCTCTGACTACCTTCGCACCAAGGGCAAGCGGCACAGGCGTGAGCAGGTCACCGAGCAGATACGCGACAACTTCAGAAGGATAGCATGATGATACTACGCATCACCGACGGGGAGGGCAAGGTGCACGAGTTCCGCGCACCCGAATGGGGCGACCTGTCGCTGGGCCAATGGAAGGCGTTCCGTCGCTCCCTGCCCACCTTTGAGAGCCAGCGCGACATGGTGGACGACCTGCTCCTGTCATACCAGCTTGCAGCCGTATATGCGGGCATCCCTGAGCCCCTGCTGCGCAAGATGCCCACCAGCGAACTGAGCCGCCTGTTCGATGTGCTATCGTCGGTCACAGCAGGACAGAAGGCGGCGGAGGATGACAAGGCCGTGGTGCCCACCACCGTAACCCTTGACGGGGTGGCCTACACCGTGCCACGTGACATCGGTGAGGGCATCACCTTCGGGCAGCTACAGGACATCACCGCCCGCCTCCAGAAGGTCGAGGACCAGCACGACAGCCTCAACATCATCCTTGCCGGATGCCTGGTGCCAGAGGGCAGGGAGTACAACGGCGATGGGTTCGACGACCGCGCCAAGGCGATGGACAACCTGAGCGCCAACGACGCCGTGCGCATCACCGCTTTTTTTTTCGTTGGGAACGACGAGTTACGGACCATCTGGGCGAGCTGTATAGGCCGCCGCCTGAGCTCGTTGCTGCAAGCAAGCGCGCAGGATCTGACCGCCTTGCTACCCGCTATGGACCCTTCGGCACGATCGTCAGAGCCGCAAGGCTCAAGCCTGTGATCGACGCCATCTGGGGGCACAGGCCCACCGTCCTTGAGCACTCAGCATTCGCGGTCCTGTATGCCCTCGCCTATGAGCGTGACGAGGACGCCTTGATGGATGCCACCAACAGAGCCTACCAGCAGGGTCTCTCCTCACGGTAGTCTGCGGACTTTCCGCAAGCCCTCGCACCCATTGGTGCGGACCTTCGCACGGTGATCGCAGCCGTCACGCTCAAGGATATGTGGCAGGATATCGTGGAGAGCCACGATGCCGGGCTGTCCTTCGCCTCCATCTGGACGATACCGCTGGACGAGGACGCCGACCTTGCCTACCCGCGTGCGGTGTGGAAGGAGCCCAACCAGGCTGGCGTGCCCAGCGGTGCCAACAACATCCTCGACACCTATGAGTGTCAGGTGTTCTTCGAGGACAAGCTGACCACCGAGCGCACCACCAACCAGCGTGACACGGCGCACAGCGACATGAGCCTGGTGGCCCGTGAGTGCTTCAACCGGTTCCTCGACTTGTACTGCCGCCGCATCACCACCTTCGGCGGCTACGACATCGACTTCACCCTTCAGGGCACCTACACGCTAACGCCTTACTGGGACAAGCCCGGCACGATGGTCACAGGTGTGGCCCTGACGTTCACGCTGCGCGACAATAACCCCACGTGCGTGACCGACGCAACCTTCCCCCTTAGCTGATGGCACAGGCTGTGGATATCACCCCGGTGGGCAGGGCGGTTGAGGCTGCCATGCTTGACCTTGTTGGTCGCATCCGCGAGGAGGCGAACGAACGCGGCAAGGTTGCAAGCGGCAAGACCCTCGCCTCCCTGCGCACCTCGGTGCAGTCGGCCCCCGGCTTCGTGGTTGGCACCCTCACGGGTGGCTCCTGGTGGCGGTATGTCGGCAACGGGCGTGGCCCCGGTGGTATGCCTCCCATCGAGCCTATCAGGGCTTGGATACAGAGCAAGGGACTGAGCCTGTCGCCGTATGCGGTTGCGCTCAAGATGGCTCGTGAGGGCAGCCGCGACTACCGCTTGCGGCGGACCAACATCTTCACCGACAGCATCGCCGCGTGGGAGGACAGCGATGTGTTGGAGGCGGTAGGTGACGCTGGCCTCAAGGCGTTCGGCGAGGCCTACGTCCAGCAGGTGCGCGACACGTTCAAACCAACAGCCTAATATGGCAGACTTCACCATCACCATCCGCGTGACGGGCACCGCAGGGGGCCAGTCCGTGAGCTGGTCAGCGGCGGCCACCGTCGCGGACATCGACGCCCTCATCCTTAACGGCCACAACGCCGCACAGGCCACGGAGAGCGGCGCGAGCATCATCACCGCTGAAGGCATCGGCGCTTCGGGCGTGGGCCTAATGTCGTACACCGGCATCGCCGTGTCGTGCGTGGTGGGCGAAGGCGGCAGCACCGTGACGCTGGTCACGCCTTACGACGGTAGCCTGAACGACAATGGCGCGTTCGTGGTGCCCACCGGCATCCCCGTCATCACATACCAGGGGCCGGACTTCAACGGGGCCATGAACATCGGCAGCAGCGCCACGGCCACCCCAACGGTTGACGTGCAGAGCATCGCCGCAGGCCCGTGGTTCGGCTTCGGTTCCTTCAAAGCCCTCGCCGGGGTCAAGGCGGTAAGCTAATGGCTATCTCCATCTCCTTCACCGCCTCCTGCGCGGACAACGACGGCACCACCCGCGAGCTGTCGAGTAGCGCCACCCTTGACGCCTCCGCCGTCACAACCGGCACGCAGACGGTGGGCAACACGTACGAGGAGCTGGCGGTGTCGGCCAAGGCGTTCACCGCCATCATCCTGCACAACACCGGCACCGTCGACGTTTCTGTGCGGTTCACCCTGAGCCGCTACACCACGAACCAATACGTGTGCTACACCGTGCCTGCCGATGGCGTGTTCGTGGTGCCCCCGATCTATGAGACGGACGACGGCCCCGGAACATTGACGGTGTCCGCCCGCACCAACAGCGGCACCGCTAACATCCGCTACTGCATCATCCGCTGACCGATGGCGCTGGAGGTCTACTATCGCCCGTCCTCGCAGTGGCACCCCGTGTACAGGCCCGTGGTCTTCCAGTACCGCTCGGACCTGTACCCGAACGTCACGCAGCGCGAGAGCAACCTCCCCATCATCGCCATCCGCAACCCCACCCTCGCCGAGCTGGCAAGCTACCCGCAGCTCGACGCCACCGACGTGCTGGTGGAGCATGCCTACCAAGACCCGTCGGCGTTCTACGCTGGCGCCTCCATCGACATCTACAACACGTCGGACGGCCTCTATTCGGGCGTCTACCGTGTGTCCGAGCGCCTCACCAACGAGCTGATGGTGATCGACGCGGAAGACGTCGGCATCGATACCGGCGGCAGATTCCGCATCCACTACACCAACTTCACGGTGTTCGTGGAGGTGCTATCGGAGAACATGACCGAGCCGGTCACCTTCACGGTGATGCCGACCAAGGATGCGGACGGCGTGGACGTGTTCGAGGTCGATGTGCGCGATGCGCTGGCCCGCTACTTCAAGGACGTCAAGCGCATCATCAATCCCGATAACGACACCAACGCCACCCCGTTCATCGCTGCCGACGGGTACATCACGCAGGTGTTCAGCCTGTCGGCCTACGAGGGATACGACCGCGTGGGCTTCGACGGCATCAGCAGGTTCCAGAAGTACGACGACAAGGCGTTCCGCGTCAACATCGCCGACCAGATAGCGGTCAACTCCGTGCAGCCCTACCACGAGACCGAGCGCGATGGCGATGTGCGCCTCGACTGGTACGATGGCGTCGATGGGTTCGTCCTCAGGGACAGCGTGCCGTCCACCACCCAGCGGTTCCTGACCCAAGCGCAGAGCCTCGGCCAGTTCCTGACCGGCTCCGACGGCCACTACCTCGCCTTCCTGTGGGGTGGCCGCCGCCCCGTGGAGGCCAAGGTGCGCGTGAGCTACTACAGCCAGCCCAACGCTGCGGGCGGCTTCATCAGCAGCAGCACGTACAGAGGCGAGATATACGGACGCTCCTGCCTTGTGCCGATGGGTCCGCTCAACTTGGGCAGCGTCCCCGGCACGGCCCTCTCCTATCGCGTGTCGGTGTTCAACGTCAACGACATCCAGCTCGCCGAGACGTGGACGATGAACATCGTGGACTGCGCCGGGGCCAACGTGCGTATGTTCTACCTCAACAAGATGGGTGGCGTTGATGCCTTCACGTTCCAAGGGGACCAGACGCGCTCGCTTAACGTATCGAGGCAGATCGTGTCGAAGCCACACATGAACACGATGCCGGGCTTCTTCAACGGGGACTGGCAGCGGCGCACGTGGCGCACCACCAACGACAGGCGGTACACCATCGAAAGCGGCTACCTATCACCGAACATGATACGGTCCATCATCGAGCCGCTGTTCGAGAGCGCGAATGTGTTCACCAACATCCATCCTGACTGGTGGACCGATGTGCTTATCTTCACCGGCCAGACGCCAGCAGACGGCAGCCGGGAGCGTAAGGAGCGCATGGTGCTGGAGTACGGCCTCGGCGTGGATAACGTAAGCCAGCGCACGTGATATGCCCAAGGTTACCATCGGTGACACCGAAGTGTTCCTGCCTGCCGACAGGCTGCCGGAGTTCAGCTACTCGCTGTTCGATCTGACAGACCCGTCGAAGGTGCGTGGCGCACGCTCCACCACCTTTGAAATCCCCGCTACTAACGCGGCGCGTCAGGAGCTAGGGGGCGTGACCCTTGCGGAGGCATCGCCCGGCCCGCTGCCCTTGCGCATCGGTGACGGTGGCGTGACCATCTTCGGCGGCACAGCGGTGCCTACCGAGTGGGGCGATGACGTCATCACCGTCAACGCCTTCGGCGACAACGCCGGGTGGTTCAGCGCCGCCAAGGGCACCCGCATCCAAGACCTCGACCTCGGCGTGTCAGGGACCATCAACGCCGCCTACCAGATCGCATCGTGGACCGACGAGGAGCAGGCCGACGTGTACCCGCTGATCGACTACGGCGGCTTCGCTGATCGCACCGCCTCGTTCAACGTGGGTGTTGAGAAGCTGCGGCCCGGCATCCGCGTACACCGCATCTTGACGGAGTTCTTCCAGTCCAACGGGTTTACGGTCAAGGCCGTAGGCACGCTGCGCAGGCATTGGAAAAAGCTGTTTCTGCCGAACACGGGGCGGATACAGATGTCCGACCAGTACCTCGCGGGCAACAGCGCCACGCTGACTGGTTCGGGCGCGTTATCGATGCAGGAGTGGTACACGCTGGGCTTTCCGCCATCGCCACCCCCGCCGTTCAACGCTCCGCAGGTGCTCCCTCCTACTCCAGTGACGGAGACGGACCCCGGCGGCAACGTCTCCGGCACCATCTATACGGCACCGCTCAACCAGCGGATGCGCGTGGTGATAGACGGCACCATCACGTTCATCTCAGGGCTCTTCCCGTTCGGCAACGATGAAACATTTAGGCTCGTCGTTTATTTCAACAACTCCGACTACCAGCCGTTGGCGCAGTATGAGTTCACCGTGTCAGGCCCTGTATACACATTCAACCTGAACGACTATATCGTCTGGGAAGGCGACATCTTGCAAGGCACATCCATCGGCCTTGGCATATACAACACCACCGGCGAGAAGAGCGCTGTCGCTAACGTCACCGTGAAGTACGAGGTGGTGAACGTCGAGTACCAAGAGGACGTGCAGCTTGATATCGCAGGCGTTGCTCCCAAGATGAGCGTAGGCGACCTGATCAGCGGGCTGTGCAACATCCTACGCCTCACCGTCCGCACCGACGACACCACCCACGAGGTGACGTTCAGCTACTACGACGAGTACGCCAAGAGCACCGTCGAGGGCATCGACTGGCGTGACCGCATAGACCACGGCGGGATGGAAAAGGTGCAGCCAGAGGTGCCGAGCGTGTACAACTTCGCATTCAAGGACGACAACAACGACCAGTACCTGCGCGACTTCAAGGAGGCGCAGGACCGTGAGTACGGGTCGCTACGCTATGAGGTTGGCGGCAAGGATGGCGAGCAGGATGTGGAGGTGCCGTTCGCAGCCACCGTGCAGCGCATGACATTCGGCAACCTCGTCCTGCCTGCCATGCGCAAGGAGGGACCGTACTACCAGCAGGACATCTACGAGTGGCAGCCGCGCATCCTGGTGCTGGACGGTGTGGAGGCAGGGACATGGACGTTCGACAGCGTTGTGCGGACCCAGTACCCACGCAGCTACTTCGTTGGCGGGCAGGGGCGCGACATCTCCCTTGCCTTCGGAGAGGAGGTGGAGAACGGCGGTGCTGTGCCAGGCACGGTGGCGCGGCGCTGGAGGGAGTACATACGGCGCATCACCAGCCCAAGGCTGAGAGCAAGGGTGCGCGTGTTCGATGACGAGTTCATGGGCTTCAGCTTCGACAGGCCAAGGCTTGTGCATGACGGCTGGCACCAGCGATGGATGTACGTGGCCGAGGTCAAGGGCAAGCGGTTTGGCGAGGACAGCTACACGGAGTGCGAACTGATACCGATGTGACATGGCGACCAACGAGGTTATCGTAGAGCTAAGGGCTAACGCATCGGATGCGCTTGGCGAGTACCAAAAGCTGTTCATCGAGACCGAGAAGCTGAAGGATGCGAACAAGGCGCTGAACACTGAGATCAGACAGCAGCAGAAGGAGCTCAACAAACTCAAAGAGGAGAGCAACGGCAGCGCCAAGGCGAAGCGGGAGATCGCCAGTGCTGAGAAGGCGCTGAACGAGTTGATGGAGAAGAACCGCAAGATCATTGCGGCCAACAGCATCGAGATCAAGAAGAACAGCGCGTTCATGCGCGAGCAGAGCAACGACCTTGCGAAGCTCACAGAGAACGGTCTGCGCTTCCGCGATAAGATGGCCGACGCCGTCAGCGGCGCCGTGACTCCTGCGTTCAACTCGCTGAAGCAGGCGATCAGGGAGGCGCAACGCGAGGCACAGGTGGCCTTCCAGCAGTTCGGGCGGGACAGCAAGGAGTTCCAGACTGCGGCCGCCCGTGTGGACGACCTTCAGGACAGCCTGAAGGAGGTGAACATCAGCATCGAGGCGATCGACTTCGAGGGCAAGATCCAGACCTTCGGGCGCGTGGCCGAGGGCATCGCCGGGGCGTTCGCCGTGGCGCAAGGGGCGGCGGCCCTGTTCGGGGAAGAGAACGAGGCGGTCGAGAAGGCCATCCTGAAGGTGCAGGCGGCGCTTGCCATCACGCAGGGCATCGAGAGCATCAACAACGCTATCAAGGCCAGCAAGGGCCTAGCCATCGCCATCGGCCTTACCACCACAGCCACGGAAGCCAAGGCTGCCGCTACGGCGGTGGAGACTGCTGTTACCACGGCACAGACCACGGCAACGGGTGCGGCAACTGTGGCGACCCGTGCGCTGGGCTTGGCCATGAATGCCCTGCCCATCGTGGCGGTAGTGTCCGCCCTCGGCTTGCTGGTGGCCGCGTTCATGTCCGTGGAGGACCAGAACGAAAAGAACCTCGAGGCGCTGAACGATTTACAGAGCGGCCTTGCCGAAATTGGGCAGCTTGCGCAGGAGGTGGCCGCAGCACAGGACCGCCTTGCCGTAGCACAGGGACGCCTCACGCAAGCACAGGCCGATCGCAACGAGCTGGCTCGCAAGTTTCAGGACGACTTCACGAAGCTGGAACTTGAGAGGCAACGGGCATTGGAGGCCGGTAACCTTGTGGATGCCAAGGCCGCAGAGATTAAAATCCGTCTTTTGCGCGAACAGCTAGAAGCCGAACAGAAAATCACCTTTACCGAGGAGCGCAAGGCTCAGGCTGAGGCACAGCGCAAAGCGTTGGATGCGGAGGCGGAGGCGCGAAAGAAGGCCGCAGAGGAAGCCGAACGGCAGGCCAAGGCCTACGCCAAGGCACGGGAGGCGCAACGGGCCGCAGATCAGCAAAACGCGCCGGAGTTCATTGAGCCGCTTGATCCATTTCGTGGTCCTACTTATGGCGGTGATGTAGAAACAGCCAAGCAGATAGAGCAAATCCTAAAGCTCAAACAAGCTACCGAGGAACAGACAGCGGCTATAAGAGAACAGAACGAAGCCTATGAAGAACAGGTTGCAGCATCAGAAGCCGCAGCATTTGCCAAGCAAAGCGAACAGGCTGCGCTTGGTGCTACTGCTCAGGCGTTGCAAGCCTTTGGTCAACTAGCTGGACAACAGAGCGCCGCCCAAAAGGCGCTCGCCATCTCATCGGCCCTCATCAACACCTACCTCGGAGCCACACAGGCGCTGACGGATAAGACCATCCCGAACACCTTCGCCCGCATCGCTGCGGCCGTGGCCGTGATTGCTTCCGGCCTTGCATCGGTGGCCCGCATCCGTGGGTTCGCAGAGGGCGGTTACACGGGTAACGGCGGCAAGTACGAACCAGCCGGTGTCGTCCACCGTGGGGAGTTCGTGTTCAACAAGGAGGCCACCCGCCGCATCGGGGTCAAGAACCTGGAGTTCCTGCACGAACTGTTCGCAGGGCTGAAGCCCCGAGTGCCGGGGCAGTACTTCACCGGCGGCGTGGTCACCAGTGGCTCATCTCTGTTGAACGCATCGGCACCGACACCGGATGCCTCATCCCTTCAGTCCGAGCGCATGATGGCTGCCATCGGCTCACTTGACCTCCAGCCCGTCATGGTGATCGAAGACCTCAACCGCGTGCAGCACCGCGTACAGGTGCGCGAGACACGCTCCACCTTATGAAGTACAAGGACGAACTGACCGCCCGCCTAAGCGCCGCGCTTGGCAAGGACTGCTCCGATGTGATCGACGAGCTATACGCCCTTGCCGCCCTTGACGAGACCCTCGCACGCCGTGGCTGCGCCATGCACGAGTACCTCCTGCAAGCGCCGGATACCAGCCGCAGCACCACCTCCATCGTGAGCGAGGTGGCCGAGCGCTTCTGTATGGGTGAGCGCACCCTGTGGGACGTGGTATACAAGGTCACCCGATAGGCTCTGCGGAAAGTCCGCAAACAGCACGGGGCGTAGCGCGGAACTTTTGTGTCCGTGCGATCTCTGAACATCCGGTGTGCGCAGACCGCTGAAGGCGTGGAGCTTGCCATCCTTGGCGACATCACGCCCTATACGGCTGAGGAGATCATGCGTGCCGTGTCGTTCTTCCGCGACCAGCCGGTGACCATCACGATGATGAGCGGTGGCGGTGACGCCTTCGCCTCCCTTGGGCTGTACGACTTCCTCAAGGGCAAGGACATCACCGTGCGCATCTACGGCATCGCCGCATCCGGTGCGGCGATTATCTCCGCAGCAGCCAAGCGCGTAGAGATGGCCGCATCCGCCTTCCTGATGATCCACAACGCCTACGCCGTGAGCGGCGAGGATGCGGGCGTGCTGGACAGCATCAACGAGCGCCAGGTGGCCCTGTTCGCTGCCAAGAGCGGCAAGAGCAAGGACAAGGTGCGCCGGATGCTGGATGCCGAGACGTTCATGGACGCCCAGACCGCCAAGGCCGAGGGCTTCGCTGATTCAGTATTCGACCCGCTGAAGATGGCGGCGTCGCTAAACACCATGCAACCGATGGAAGAGGTCATCAAGACCGAGGCCGCCGCCGAAGAGGTGAAGGCCGCAGATATCACCCCCGAGGTGGTGAACGCCGACCCCGGCGATGAGCAGCCTGAGCCCAAGGCCGATGCCGATGCCGCCGATGAGGTGGTGGAGGTAGAGGTGCCGATGACCGTCACCGAGGCCATCCATGCTGCGCTCAAGGGCAGCATCAAGGCCCGTGTGAACGTGGCCGCCAAGTACGGCGAGATCGTCGCGGCCCTCACCAGCGAGGTACGCACCCTCAAGGCCCAACTGGATGAAGCCAACGCACAGGTGGAGGCGCTTGCGCCCAAGGCCGAAGCTGCCGTCGCTGCCGAGCAGGCTGCTCAGGAGGCTGCCGCCAAGGTCGCCGAGGTGACCGCCGAGGTGGAGAAGCTCAAGAGCGAGCCGCTGGCCCCTGCCGTGGTGGCCGATGCCGCACCGGCTGCACAGGCTCCCGGCGCTCCTGCGAAGGCCAACATCGGCACCATCAGCAAGAAGGCCGAGAGCATCGCACGTCAGATGGACGCGCTGGACCGCTTCATCGGCTCCAAGAACAAGAACTAACCAAACCCAACTTTTTCAATGGCAGTTACTTTCTCTGGGTTGAGCGCATGGACCGATGAGTCCAAGCTCGACTTCTACACGCAGGCGATCGCGTCGAACGACGTGCTCCCGTACCTGCGCAAGTACGGTCAGGTGTACACCGGCGTGAAAGCCGATACCCTGAAGCTCCCGAAGCTGTCCACCAGCATCACCATCGCCGATGGTGACAACTGCTTCACGGACATCGACGGCAACAACGACAGCACGATCAGCCAGTCCACCATCACCCTGAAGAAGGGTCTGGTGCGCGACCAGATCTGCGTGCATGGCTTCGAGGACTACTTCACCGCACAGGGCCTCACCGCCGGTCAGCACTACACCGGCATCGGTGCCTTCGAGGCTGGCATCCTGATGGATGTGGCGAAGAAGACGGCCAAGGCCATCGGCAACGAGATGTGGAACGGTGGCAGCAACTGGATCACCAGCGGCCTCACCGATCTGCTGTATGCCGCCAACATGGGCAGCTCCATCCTCGGCAGCACCACTCCCACCAGCGGTGGCTCGGCTGGTACTGACGCCGCCGGTGTGTACAACATCTGCGAGGCCCTGCTGAACGCCGCGATGGCCGATGTGGACTTCGCCTCCGATGTGATGGCGGGCAACTGCCACATCGTGATGAGCCCCAAGGAGTACGCCTTCCTTCAGCAGAACTACGTGAAGCTGAACGGCCAGAACCTCATCACCCCCGGCCTGAACGTCCTTCAGAACGGTAGCTTCGCCGAGTTCAACTTCCCCGGCTTCCCTGTGCCCGTAGTGGTGCAGAACTTCCTCACCGGCACCGGCACCATCATCCTCAGCCGCAACGGCAACCTGGTGGCCGCCCTCGACCTCGAGAGCGACTTCACGGACATCAAGCTGGGCATGGACCAGTACGAGGAGTTCATCTGGTGGAAGTTCCGCTTCAAGGGCGGCGTCGGTTACCGCGACCTGACCGGCAACAGCATCAAGTACTGGGGTCCGACCACCTAACAACAACTGAGGCTGAGGGGGAGGAACAGTAAGCCTCCCCCGATGCCGTAAACCGCACCAGATGGCAACGAACTGTTCAGTACTCACCGGCGGGTACATCCTCGCCGACAACGAATGCGCCAGCATTGCCGCTGGTGTATGGCACAACCGCATCTGGATCGCGTCCCTGCGTGAGGTCACCGGATGGGTGGTGAGCGCAACGCCTAACCAGTACGAGGACGTGACCTTCGGCGCTGGCGATGGCTTCTACGAGCTGGAGGTGGAGAAGGACACCGTGCAGTGGCGCAACGAGTTCGACGAGGGCTCTCAGTCGTTCTTCCAGGCGCTGAGCTTCCGCGTTCCGGATCTGGGCATCGAGGCCCGCAACTTCCTCCAGAGCACCAAGGGGCCGGACATGGTGATCATCGCCCAACTCAAGGCTGGCGTGTTCCAGATCATCGGCAAGGACAGCGGCGCCAACCTGTTCAGCCTGGTAGGATCGAGCGAAGGTGAGGAGGTAGGCTACGCGGTGGAGTTCCGCGCCCAGCAGATGGACGAGCTCAGCCCGCACTTCCTTGATACCGATGTGACCACGACGCTGGCTACGCTGGCTGCCAAGGTTACCACGACCTAACTCTGATGAAGATGAGCGACAACAAGAAGGAGGTAGCCAAGGGCTACAAGCTGGCAAAGGGTGCTGCCGTGGACATCCCCAAGGCCGGGCTGAAGAACGTGACGAACGACCAACTGAAGAACCCCACCGTGATCGCTCTGATCGCGCGTAAGGCTCCTGAGGCGTTCGGCACCCTGATCATCCCCGCCTAACGAACGAACGCGTGTGATGGGCGGGTGCGGCGACGTGCCCGCCCTTTTCACTAACCACAAGGTCTATGAAGCTTCAAACGGGTTTCAAGTTCCGGGCCTACCTGAAGGACGGCACGAGCGCCCCCATCGTCGAGGAGCGCTACACCGGCTCCCCGTGGGTGTGGTTCGGGCTGGATAACCTGTTCCCCAACGCGATGCGGACGCTCGCCGACAACTGCGTGCCGCTTGGGCGCTGCGTGGAGATGGCGGCGATGTTCATCGCTGGAAAGGGCATCAAGTTCAAGGACCGTGAAGGTAACGAGGTGGAGGCCGCACAGCAGCGCTTTCAGCAGTGGATGACCGATACGACCGAGGAGTCGTTCTTGTACGCCACGGCCCTCGACATCGCCCTGCTCAACACGAAGGCGTGGGCCGTGCGGCGTGCTGCCGGTGGCGCCATCGCGCGCCTTGACCATATGGATGTGAGCCGTATCCGTGCGGCCAAGATGATGGAAGGGCGCATCCCGTCCTACTACTTCAGCAGCGACTGGAGCAAGGTGGGCACCAGGGGTGGCGTATCCACAGAGCGCTACAAGCCCATCGAGCTGCCCGCGTTCGACCCGTCGCGGCCGGCGCCAACCGAGCTGCACTACAGCAAGCAGTACAAGCAGGGGCGCGACTACTACGGTGAGCCGTGGTACCTAGCCTGCGTGGCCGACGCGGAGGTGTGGGCCAAGGTGCCGGTGTTCAACCGGACGCAGATTGACACGGGCTTCAAGGCCAGCGTCCACCTGCACACGTACATCTCGCCGGACACCAAAGACCTCGATCAGTACGACAAGGACATCGAGGACGCCTATACGGGCGCGGCAGGTCGTGGCATCTTCCACACCTTCGGATCGAGCGAGGAGAACGCGCCGGTGCTCAACGTGCTGCCGCGTGGTGACCACGCCGGGGAGCTTGACACCATCCGCGACAACGCCGAGCGCGTCATCGTGCGCGGATACGGCATCCCCGACATCCTGTACCGGATGGACACCACCGGCGGTCTCACCTCGCAGGGCAGCGCGTTGAAGGCCGCGCTGGAGCAGTTCCAGGCCACGTTCGTGGAGCCAAAGCAGCAGATGATCTGCAAGGACTTGGTGCGCCTGATGAACCTCGACGGGCTGACGGAGGTATGGGAGGCAGAGATCGAAGAGCTGGAGCCCTTCGAAGAAGAGGCACAGACCGAGAAGATCGTCTTGGCAACGATGACTGTCAACGAGATCCGTGACGAGATGGACCTGCCGCCGCTGGAAGACGAGCGAGGCGAGAAAATACCCGGCTTGACGGCACCGACACCCGCCGCGATGCCTGTGAGCGCACCGCCAAGGCAGCCGCAAGATGAGGACGAGGAGGATGTCGAACCGGAGGACGAAACAGACCAAGAAGCATGAGCCTGCTGACCTTCGCCAGCTTCAAGACCATCACGGGCCTCAGCGGGCTGGTGGACGAGTCGCGCAAGTACACGCCCTTCGCCACGCAGGCCGAGCGCGAACTGAAGAAGATGTTCGGCGAGACGCTCTACGGCGAGGTCGAGAGCGCCATCGCATCCAACTTTGCCGGGGGCGATGCCATCTATTCGCCCCTGTGGGACTTGGCTAAGACGCCGCTCGCGTGGCGCACCTTGCAGCACGCCCTGCCCCGTATGTACTCGGAGCCAACGGCCAACGGCATCCATATGGTAGGCGATGCCAACTACACGCCGGTGGACAGCCGCACGCTGGCTATGCAGGTGGCACAGGCACGCGACTATGCCGATGCTGGCTACGACGAGATGCTGCGCTACCTGCGCGACAACACCGACGTGTTCACCTCCTACGAGACCATCGTGGATAGCGAGGAGCGCGTGCGCAAGACCTACAAGGGTGGCGTCATCACACGCAAGAGCCGCTACCAGTACCCGTACGGGCTCAAGAACCCATACCCGTATGAGGATGGTCGGAACCAATATGGTGAGTGCTGCGAATGAGCACGGAGCGCTACGCACGACGCATTGAACTGCCGGACCTTCCGGTGGCCGACTGGACGCGCATCCCAAACGAGGGCGAGACGTTCAAGGACGGCACCAACGTGTACGTGGGTGATGGCGTCACCGCTGCCAACGCTCTCACGCCTATCAACGGTGGAGGCAGTGGCACCGGCGATGTTGTAGGCCCGGCCTCCGCCACCGACAACGCCATCGCGCGGTACAACCTCGCCACGGGCAAGCTGATACAGAACAGCACGGTCCTGATTGACGACAACGGCAAGCTGGGGCAGGTGGACGCCATTGACTTCGACACTACACCGACGAGCGCACCTGCTGCTGGTCGCATGATCTGGGACAGCACCGAAGGGTCACCTGCGGCTGGCCTATCAGGCGGCAACGTGACGGCTCTGATGGGCACCGATCTGCACGTGCTGTGTTACAACGACACTGGCAGTGCGTTCGCAAAAGGCGAGGTGGTAAGGGTCAACGGCTCCAGCGGCACACGCCTTAAGATCGCCTACGCACAGGCGGATGGAGATCCAAACAGCGCAGAGACCATCGGGCTGGTCGCCGAGTCGATCGGTAACAATTCAAGCGGGTATGTAATCACACGAGGCCTCATCAGAAGCGTCAACACAAACGCTTTCAACGAAGGCGATGTGTTGTATCTCTCGCCAAGCACGCCAGGAGGACTCACCAACGTCAAGCCGCAGGCACCGGACCACATGGTGCGTGTCGGCTACTGCATCAAGAAGGCAGGAGGTGCTGGGATCATCTATGTGGACCCGCTCAACGGCTTTGAACTTGAGGAGTTGCACGATGTTCGTATCACCACGCCTGGCACCAATACGTGTGGCCTGTATTGGAACTCGACCGATAGCGTGTGGGAGAACAAGACGCCTGCGGATGCACGCACGGCGCTTGGGCTTGTCATCGGAACGAACGTCCAAGCCTATGATGCAGAACTTGCGGCGGTGGCATCCACCACAAGCGCCGCCGATAAGATCATTCAATTCACCGGCGCTGGCACTGCCACCACACAAGACTTCAAGACGCCAGCCACACAAACCCTATCGGGCGGCATAACCATAACGGCAGGCGGGCAGCCGAGC